GTTAACGAAATGAAAGCTGGAGAATACAATCCTATTCATATCCATCAAGGAAAACTATATACAGGTCTTTCTTCGGTTATGATTATGAAACTTCCATCTGATTATGGTGTAGAATACTCAGCAGAAGAAAAACCCATGAATGGAAGACTTCAAATTTCTGGAGCAGCTGCTGGTCAGTTTGCTAAAAGTGATTATTCACCCAATGTTAAACTAGGTGATTTTTATGTATTTCCCTATGATATGAGACATTGTGTTTACCCTTGGAATGGGAACAAAGAAAAAAGAAGAACCTTAGTTTGTAATGTAGATGTAGACTATAATCCTGTTACTTCAAGAACAGCTGGAGAAGTGGGTAGAGACTAATGCTGTTTGAACCCAAATGGAAATCATACATGGCAATAACTACTGAGCCTATGTTTACGCCTAAACAATGTCAGATGATTATTGATAAAGGGCGTTCATTAAAACCTGAAACCGCACAAGTAGGTGGAGGAGTTCCGGGTGGGAAAACGGATACAAAAAAACGAGTTACTACTATTAGTTGGATTCCCTTTAAAGAGATGCCAGATATGTACAAGCAAATAGAAACTCAAATGTTAAAAGTGAATGGTAATCATTTTGGTTTTGATGGGGTGCGGCTTACTGAACCCGCACAATTTACGGAATATCCTAAGGGAGGTTTTTATGATTGGCATATGGATTCAGATACTAATTTTGTCCACGAACCAACTGTTAGAAAAGTATCAATGACTTGTTTACTTTCTGATCCTTCGATATTTAAAGGAGGAGAGCTAGAGTTTATGGATAAAGGTAAAAGCATTAATAATTTAAAACAAGGGCAAGCTATTTTCTTTGCCTCTTTCTTAAGACATCGTGTAGCTCCTGTTAAAAAAGGAGTTAGACATTCTTTAGTGATGTGGTTTGGAGGACCCCCTTTAAGATAATGCTTAAAAGAGATTTAATGTGGCCCACGCCTCTTTACTTTAAAGATTTTCCAGATTCTAAAAATTTAAATAAACATCTTTTTAAATTTATTAAAGCGTGGTCTAAGAAAAGTGCTGGTTTAGAAAAAACTAATTCGGGTGGAGGATGGCACAGCTCAACAGATATGAATTTTAAAAAAGAATATAAACTTTTATGTAATCATTTATTTATAATGATGGAAGGGATTTTTAAAGATTATGGCATGCAACCTAAAGTAGCATTAGGGAATATGTGGGCTAATATTAATCCACTGCACGCTTATAACAAATACCATATTCATCCTAATTCAGATTTTTCAGGAGTATATTATGTACAAGTTCCTAAAGATTCAGGAAATCTTTGGTTAGAAGATCCAAGACCTGGAGCCAATATTCAATTACCCAAAAGAGTAAAAAATCTTCCACGACCATTATGGAGGGTGATTAAAATTCCTCCATTAGAAGGACGATGTGTCATATTCCCTGCATGGGTTCCTCATGGGGTAGAAGAAAATAATACTAAAGCCAAAGGAGACAAGAGTTTAAGAGTCTCTGTATCTTTTAACTTTATTCAGAGAGACCAGGATGAAGTTTCAAAAGGATAAATATCAAATTATAAGAAAAGCTATCTCTAAAGAAGTAGCTGAGATTGGTTATAGATATTTACAAATCTCTGCAGAGGCAGATCACTGGATGCTACAAAACGGCGCTACCCATGAAAACAATCCTTTAATAGGAAACTTTAAAGATTCTCAAGTTCCAAATTCTTATGCTAAATATAGTGATAGACTTATGGAAACATTATTAATTAAAACCATTGATGTTATGCAAAAGAAAACAGGGCTTAAATTAGTGCCTACTTATTCTTATACAAGATTATATCGAACCGGTAATATTTTACAGAGGCACAAAGATAGACCAAGTTGTGAAATATCAACAACACTTAATCTAGGGGGAGACCCATGGCCTATATTTATAGACCCTACTGGAAGTAATAATGTTATTGATGAACATAAGGGAGTTCATAAACCAGATGCCCCTCCAGGCATTTCTTATACATTAAGTCCTGGTGATATGATCATTTATTCAGGGTGTGAATTAGAGCATTGGAGAGAACCTTTCCAAGGGAAACTCTGTGGTCAAGTCTTTCTTCATTATAATCATGCTAATGGTCCTTTTGCAAAGACCAATTTATATGATAAACGCCCTATTCTCGGTATACCTAAACTAGGTTGATATCTATAAAAATATAGTATATTTGTATCATAAACGGAATTTTGTATGCTACAAAAGATAGGATTTTTACCCGGTTTCAATAAACAAGTTACCCCAACCACAGCTGAAGGGCAGTGGATTGCAGGTGATAACGTTCGCTTTAGGTATTCTACACCTGAAAAAATTGGAGGGTGGGCTCAATTAGGAGAGGATTATCTAACAGGAGCCGCTCGATCTCTCCACCATTTCGTGGATAATTCAGCCATTAAGTACTCAGCTATTGGGACCAATCGAATTTTATATGTTTATACTGGTGGTATCTTCTATGATATTCACCCCATTAAAACGACAAGTACTTTAACAAGTGCTTTCTCAACTACGAATGGATCGAAGTCAGTTAAAATTACATTAAGCTCTACGGTTGGATACAACGCAGGAGATATTATTCTTCTAGATAATTTTTCAGCTATTACTAATTCAGATTATGATGCAGACGATTTCAATGATATAAAATTTATGATTACAAGTATTGTAAGTTCAACTCAAATTGAAATTACAATGGCTGCCGCGGAGAGCGGATCAGGAGCTACGACTTCTGGAGGTATTAGACTTCAACATTATTATCCTGTAGGACCTGCACAACAACTCGGAGGTTTGGGTTGGGGCATTGGTCAATTTAGTGGAACGGTTTCAGGAGAAACCACAACAACTTTAAATGGAGCTTTAGGAGATAATATATATGGAACTGGAGGATCAGGAACTTCAATTACCTTAACTGACGCTTCTGCTTTTCCTGATTCAGGAACTTCTTATATTCAAGTAGGCACCGAAGAAATTTCATACACTGGAGTTTCAGGAAATGATTTAACTGGTATTACCAGAGCCGTTAGAAACACTACTCGTGCGGCTCACTCAGATGGAGCAACTGTAACGAACACAACCGATTATGTAGGTTGGGGTTCAGCGGCTTCTGGAGACTATGTGATTGCGCCAGGTATGTGGACACTCGATAACTATGGTTCTAAATTGATTGCTTTAATTACCGACAGTGCATGTTTCGAATGGGATGCAGATGCTTCTAATCCGACGGCTACAAGAGCTACTATTATTTCTAATGCCCCTACCGCTTCAAGAGATGTCCTTGTTTCTACACCCGATCGACACTTAGTATTCTTTGGAACAGAAACAACGATTGGTACTACAAGTACTCAAGATAACATGTTTATACGCTTTTCTTCTCAAGAAGATATTACAGATTATACACCTACCGCAATTAATACGGCAGGTACACAAAGACTAGCCGATGGTTCTAAAATCATGGGAGCCTTAAGGGGTCGTGATGCCATTTATATCTGGACCGATACAGCCATGTTTACCATGCGTTTTGTAGGTGCTCCATTTACATTTGCTTTTGAACAATCCGGAACGAACTGTGGATTGATCGGTAAGAATGCTAGAGTAGAAGTTGATGGTGCTTCTTACTGGATGTCTGAAAATGGTTTCTTTAGATACTCTGGTAAACTAGAATCCATGGACTGTTTAGTGGAAGACTATGTTTACGATAGTATTAATACGACTTCAAACCAACTCATTAATGCAGGATTAAATAATCTCTTTGGAGAAATTATATGGTTTTATTGTAGTAGTGGATCCAACGTGGTAGATCGAATGGTTTGTTTTAACTATATTGATTCTTCCTCTCAACGAGGAATATGGACCACAGGAAGTTTAAACAGAACTGCATGGGAGGACTCCGCAGTCTTTGGTAAGCCTCATGCCACTTATTATAATATTGATGGAACACAGGCTTCCACTTCAGGGACTTATGTGGTAGGTAATACAGAAGGTGTTACAACTTATTTTGAGCATGAAACAGGGAACAATGAAGTAGCCGGTGGAAGTGTCACTGCAATTACTTCTAATATTGAATCAGGAGATTTTGATATTACTCAAGATCAAAAACAAGGTGTAACGTTTAGAGGAGATGGTGAATACTTTATGTCGATTCGAAGATTCATTCCAGATTTTTTAACACAAACAGGAACAACAAGAGTGACTTTATATTTAAGAGATTATCCAAATGCAACACAAGTGAGCTCAACGCTAGGTCCTTTTGATATTACTTCAAGTACCACAAAACAAGATACACGAGCGCGAGCTCGATCGGTGGCATTGAAAGTAGAGAACACCGGTAAGAATGAAGATTGGAAATTAGGAACTTTTAGGTTAGATCTACAAGCTGGAGGTAGAAGATAATGGCCGGCATAGGTATAGCATTAAGAGGAGTGGGTAAAGTTTTAAAAAAATTTGAAAAAAAAGCTAATAAGTTTGGAGACAAAGCTATTAAGGAAGCAAGTACCCCAGGAAAAAAATTAAAAGGATGGAGTAAAATTGCAGCCCCTGGAGTTCCTTTTCATATCAAACAACTTACACAAGGACC